TCAGCATATAGACGCAATTTTTTAGTTGTCTTGCCTTCTTTATTGGTCCATTCATCTTCTTTCATGCGACCTTTAATTATGACTCGCTCACCTTTTGATAGCTCAGAAATACGTTCAGCTAATGTATTAAAACATTTAACGTCGAACCAATGCGTAGCCTTAGTATCATCTCTACCCGTTGTCACAGCAACAGAAAACATTACGTTTGCTGTCCCTGATTTAGAGAACCTTAACTCAGGTGCCTGCCCTATATTTCCTGCAATGGTGATCTCACTCATTGTCTTCCTCTCTTTTGTTTAATATGTCAGCAAGAACGTAGTTGCCGTCTTGCTTATGCCAGAGATGTAGACCTAAGCCAACCCTCATAGCACACCTTTTAATTCCATCGGATGCACATGCTTTTAAACGTGCTCCATCTGTCTTCCAGTTGTTCGGATTTTCGCACTCACCAACCTCTTGTACCGAGGTAACTCGTCCATCAATCTCAACAGTAAGAGTGCAGAGGCAACCAGTGAGAGTACCATCAGCATCCCTAACAACATCATCAATATGAAAATCATATGGCCCCAGTATTCCTAATAGAAACTGTGTAACTATCCCGTGTGGCACGTACGCTGCTGCGAACTTGCCCGGTTTAGTTTCCACATACCGATCTGAAAATGGAGTAGCTAATTTAGATAGCTGACTCATAGTATTCTCCTTTTGTTTTAAGTATTTCGCTTACCGAATCTCCCATTGGTATCTCACATAGTGAACGGTGAGAGCAATAGTTACATTCCCAAGGGAGTTCTTCATCATTCCAAAGAGTTCTTAACCCTTCAGGTATTTCATTGTTAGCTAAAGAAGTCCCAGCTTGTAGCGCTTCTTCAGACATAACAAAATTAGTTATCTGTCTTAATGTTGCACCACTCTGTTCAATAACATCGTCGATGTCTATGATCCACTCAACCATGTCACCTGCACGAGCACGATCTTTCCACTTGCCCGGTGTTGCATCAGTACATACATAGATTATGTGAATGAAGTTGTAATCCAAACCCATAGCGTATGCCGCAGCTTGTAATAGATGTTCTTCTTTGGGTCCATCACGTCGAGCCATCCGAAACCCATAATTTCTCATGGTTTTTATTTCGATAACTACACGTTCACTATCTTTGTTTGTATAGATACCATCCGTATGGCCTGATCTCATGTACTCCGGCATTGACACTGGTACTTCAGCTATAAAATCTTTAAACGATTCGCTTTGTTGCAGTGCACACTGGATCTGATGATGCAATGTGTTACCAATTTCTCTAGCTACTAGTCCATTGACTGCATTGTCATAGTCAACTGTCGAAGCTGGTAGTCGCAGCCCATCATAGATTTGTTTTCTAATACATGATCCGACACTCGAAGCTCTAAGAAAAGACCCATCTGCTGTGGGTTTTATCTCATCAGCCATGCCGAGGTCAGCTATGGCCCATCGAGCCATCTCTATCTCTTGCATATTTACCTTTCTGATATCAGTTTATCAGTTTCTTCCACAAGTCCAGAGCTTCCAAGCCCCTTTAGTGTTGTAAATATGGTGAGCCATTGCGGTATTTGTTGGTATCTCATACCGCTTGGCCCACATTTTTTCACCGAAAATATCTGCCCAATAAAATTCATTCACTTGGAAATGTCCATGATCCACACCGTTGTAAGCCCGAGGATTGCCTAGCGATTCACACCACACAATTCCCAAAGCACGTACACAATCGCTGTCTTCCCATTCATATGAGCAAACAGATTCAGCGATCTGAACCTGCTCTTGTGGAATTTCCACGAAAGAAGCAAAGTCTAGAATCCGCCAAATAGCTAGCCAGACGTTCATCTAGTTGCCTCTAGCTTCATCTATTTTTTGGTCGCACCAATCAGACTCAGCAATCTCCCGAGCTTCAAGCATCTCTTCATACTCTTCTTCGGTGAGGTCTGCGTAAGGATCATCGGGCGGATCATCACTTAAATAAATCATTCCTCAAACCTTTCACCATCTACAGTTAAGACTTTGGCATTGCGTACTTCATTAGCAGCAAACGTCCAATGCTCACTGAACTCAGGTAAGTCGTCATTCTCACATGCGTTTATTACCTCATGGATTGCATCATCCAACTCTGCTTCTTCAGAGTTAATAGTGACCAACCAATACAAGGTTTGACCTACCTCAACTTCAAATGTCCGTGACATTATTCTCCTTTGCTTTGTTTTATTTGACGATCTATCTCATCCCACATTAATTCTGGCATTTGAGATACGTCTTTCCCGTAGCCTTTCGTTGTGCTACGCCACATATATTGAGGTCCAGCATGGCGCTCGGGCCTGATAGATGGACGAGTTTCTTGGGTATGACACAGCAAGCACACCACTGGTTCAATCATCCCAGCTTTTTGTGCTCGCTTCATCATCGGGCCAAGCAACCTGCCATTTTCCAATGTGACTCCGGCAGCTTTTAATTCTTCGTGGACCTCATCGCTTGTCCATTCAACATAAGTATTAAACTTTTTATAGCACCGTTGAATGGCTTGCTTTACTGCCAGTTTTTGTGATGGCTTCGCATATGTTTCAGCTATTGCCATGCCTCGGTCACGTTCTTGTTGACCAGTCATGTTCTTACTAATACCTTCGCTGCTTTCTCAGTCATCGGCAGCTTCCCGAACATTACGTTCGCTTGATGTCTGCGAGTACGATCTCGGCTGCTCTTAATACCTTTAACTGATTTATCTTTTTGTTCCCACGCTTGGACAGCCATGAGTGCACCCCATCTAGTGTTTCGCACTCCAGCTATATCTTCATCGGTATGGAACCTCTTGTTTAGATCAGCTTTAGTATTAGACCATCGAGTTAGCTTGTTGTAATAACCCTGCTTGTTCTCGTTAATCGCACCATCTTTCAATGATGGAGACGGCATGTGCCCAATCAAATCAACAACTAACTGATCCCATTGGTGATCGACAAACTCTTGGTTAGCCATCCGTTCAATCTGTGCAGCGTATTGTGTATGACGTTCATACCCTTTACACAACTCTTCAACAGCTTCTTGCATCATGCCCTGTGGATCACCCATCTTCTTGAACTTGAAGACAGCTTCTTTATCTAAGACATTCCACTTGAATGTGTTCGCACATACAACGGCTGTTGCTGATTGAGTAGCGATCAAAGGAACTTTCTTGTCGTGACCATTGCCGATGTTGAACATCGACTCAACCTTCGACCAGCCCGGTATATTTATTTCGTCTTTAAACTTTAAAGATACATACCCGACAGCACCATTGTCATACGTGCCTACTGATTCGATAGTCTCAACTAATTCAGTATCAATAAGCATTCCAGTTAAGTCATCAGCTATGAACCGATGCTGAACTATCTGATATTTACTACTAACTTCAGCATGAGCAAACGGATAGTGCTTCATCTTCAAGACATCTCTGCCTTCAAGAACTACATCTACTCCATCATGTTTAATATTTATAGGGTGACGTTCAACTTCACACCAGTCAAAAGCCTCACGAGCTTTTTTCCAGTTGATGTGACCTACATTCCCTAACCTATGCCAAGGAGTCAACGCATACAAAGCGTGCTTGGCATCCAATTCTGTCATCCGATGTGACATTTCTTTCTCCCTTATTTTTGAGATCTTCAGGAGAGGGGACGCTAGGGCATCCCCTCTCCCTTTCTTGCAACTATTAGGTAACGCCCCATGTCTCCCCTTCAGAAGCCGTGGTGCGGACATCCAATAGCTACGTCCTAGAAGCGGCGACCTTTCCATGTTTCTTCGGTCACGCCTGCGTCTAATAATTTGATTGCCATTTCTTTGGCACGTTCTTCAGCTTCACGTTCCATGTCATCAAGCATGGACCCGATGTCGCTATCGATATGGTTGTCTAAAGCGAGCAACTCAAAGTAAGTACCCCGATCAGCGTCCCCGTTTTCTTGCAGATCTTCTAATCTTTGTTGGATATAAAGTCTGATTCCCTCTGCTGTACTGCAATCAGGAATCCTTATAGTCTTCGCATGTATCTTCATGCTTCCCTTTCGTTTAGTTTAATTATATCAGATGTGGCTGCCGTTCCGTGACTGATTGTGACATAACACATCGAAACTCCCATGACTTAACTTAACTGCCGTGACTTAACGCTGCAAACCTTGCCGCGGACCACCTCGACGTAACAAGGCACCACTGCCGTTGCTGCCACTGCATAGCTTGACTGTCCCCAGCGCAGGGCTTCTCGCCTTGCCTCTACGGAACACGACTGCCTCACCAGAGCACCCCTCAACGGGCCTGACCCTAAGATAACTGGACTGCCATGTCGTAACAGAAGCCGCCTTGCCTAGAAACTACTGTCCACTACTGCCGTGAAAAGTATTTCTTAATAGCAGTTGAAACAGATTTAAGTTCAGTGAACCCATCTATTTCCTGTTGTAAGTTAAGCAACTTAGTTTCAAGACGAACAAGTTGCTTGTTGTATTTCCAATCATCGTCCAACACAACAACAGAAGGATGATGACTTTGTGCTGCACCAGTACCACTACCACTTTGAGGCATCATAAACGCCTTCATCGGTACAGGTATTTCTTGACCGGTGCGAACAACTTTAATTTGGTATCGATTAATAAGCCGATACGCTTGTGCTTCCCTATATTTTTCACTAGCTACACTGTCATCCCATTCAAACTTAGAATGCAATGCAGACTTAGGGTTACGGGCTTTAGCAACAACAGCTTTAGCTGTTAGCTCACCCGTGTTGTCATAAAGTTCCAGCAACTCCATGTACTCAGGAGTTTCTGGCTCTTGTATTTCTTTAATCTTAGATGCCATGTTCTTCTACTTTCTTCTTATCTATTGTGTATCTTCCATAGCTACCGCTATAAGACTTAGGAGCAGCCGCACGCCATTCACCAACACCACCACGGCCACCTTGCTGAACCAATGCCAACACCGAGTGGGCATCCATCACATCAGGCTGATACTGAATATGCAAAATAGCACCCCACTCTTTATACTCAGCACGAGTACGCAAATCAGGAGAACCATTAGCATTACGCACTAAATCAGTACGCATATTTGGTTCACCAATAATCGGTATCAAATCAGGATCACCCGGTGCAGTACCACGCACAAAGATCTGTGTCTTAGCTAACACTAACGTCATCTGTTCAAACGCCCTAGCAGCAGTAACAGTCGCAGCTTTAAACGCTGCCGCTTTAATACCATCAGTACACTTAACGCCACCAATAGTGACAGCCTTAGGTAACATAATACGTGCATGTTTATAGTCCTCTAAAGGATCTTTAGGTGGACGCTCTTTAGTGTTTGTCTTCTTACCCTGCATAGATTCGAGCATTTGTTCCTTTGACTTATGACCAAACTCATTCATAATCAAAGGCGTAACACCCTGAATAGGGATAACAAGTTCACGCTCCTCTAAAATCCTGAGGCTAATTACTTCAGGCTCTGGTTGAGGAACAGGTACCGCTTTCGCAGTAGATTTCTTAGCTTTCGTAGGCATTTAAGCCCCTTTCATTGTCGTTAAATTAAATTGTTTAACCTATGTAGCATTTCGATGGCTACTCT